TTACCCGCTGCTCTTTGGAGAATCAAGCAAGTACGCGGCGGGATTATCCGCGATCCCTCCGGCTTGGTAGTACCCCATCACGCTAGACACCGCGCGGTGCTCGGTCAGCGCCATGATTGCCGGCAGCGCCACGCCCTGCCGGCTGGCCTCGGTGACGAAGCCGGACCGCAGGCTGTGCCCACCAAAGTCCCCCTCCAGGCCCGCCAAACGAGCGCGTCGCTGCACAATCTCGCCCACCGCGGCCGGCGAGAGGGCAGGCCCGACCCGATGCTTCCATAATCGCCGAAATATCGCCCCTTCCGTGAGGCAGGCCGCGACCAGCCACGCTTCCAAGGCCTGCGCGGCGCGATCGAGAATGGGCTTGTCCGGTGTCGATGAGGCGGTGACGCCGGCCTGCTGGGTCTTGCTGTGTTCCAAGCGATAGATGAAACCCTGTGGGCCGATGCGCCGCAGGTCGCGCAGATCCGCGGCGGCGACCTCGCTGCGTCGCCGCCCGCCGCTGGCAAACGCAAAGCAGAGCAGGGCTCGGTCACGGATGCCTTCGACGCTGTCGTCGCACGTCGCCAACATGGCCTCCAGCTCCGCCAGGGTGATCGCGGTCTTCTTGCGTGGCCGCTCGCCGCGCTTGACTGCCGCGCGGCCCGCCCGGCTCAACACCGTGCGGACCGCCGGTTGTTCGCACGGATTGGTCACGTGTTTCAACCGGTGCGCGGTGGATAGCACGGCGACACGATGCCGGACCGTCGCTAAGGTCCACGGTCCCGGCTTGGCCTTGAGGCCGGCAGCGACTAGGGCCTGATCGACAGCGGACGGTAACTCCCAGGCCAAGTCGCCTTCGGCAGAACGGCGCACGACGTGGTCGACCACGAATTGCAGCACCGTGGCTTCAGGCACCGGCAGCGTTAGTTCGATGCCATACCGTGCCGCATGCCATCCGGCCCAATAGCGCAAGGCGCTGCCGTAGCTGCGCGTGGTGTTGGCGGCCGCTGCTTCGGCCAGCAGCTCTCGCACGGCGTCAGCGGCTTGCTGCGCAAGCTGGATCGGCAGCGCCAGGCTGGAAGCGGGTTGCGCGAGGGTTGGAATGGTGGAATTATCATTCATAATATGTAATATACATTATGAAATAGGGCGTCTAGCCACGATAATCATCACTTATCGCGAGTACGTTAAGGCCAGGGCAGGGCGCCGATCGAGGAGACATACAAGTGCCTAGAGGCATCACCCAAGAACAGGTCAATCAGGCGGCGGATGCGATCGTCGCGGCCGGCGAAAACCCAACCGTCGAGAAGATTCGTCAGGCACTCGGCACCGGCTCGCCGAATACGGTGACACGCATGCTGGACGCGTGGCGCGGCACGTTGGCGCAACGGTTGCAGGAGGTCATCAAGCTTCCTGACGTACCGCCGGAAGCAGGGCAGGCGTTCGCGGAGGTGTGGCGGCTCGCCCTCGCGCATGCTGAGACCCATGCGCGCGCCGCGCTCACCGAGGAGCAAAACGCCCTTTTCGCCGAACAGACGTCCCTCGTCCAGGAGCGCAAAGTGTGGGAAATTGCCCTGGCTGAAGCCCAGGCCAATGTCGCTGAAAACACTGCCAAGCTGGCTCAGGCTGAGGTGCAAGCGAGTGAACGCCTGGCGCTCGTCGAGCAGTTGGAAGCTCAGTGCGCTGACCTCCTGGCACAACGCAATCGTCTGCAGCATCAGCTTGAGCAACAGGACGCCGAATTGGCCTCGTTGCGCGCCGAACGTAGTGCCACGCACGAGCATCTACGCCTTGTAGAAGACCGCACCCATCAGCAAGTGGATCATGCGCGCCAGGAGATCAAGGCGCTGCAACAACGAATCGAGCGGGAGCAGCGAGAGCACAACAAGCACATCACGCAACTAACCGCCCAGCAAGAGCAACTGCGGGCTGCCGTCCGTACAGCTGAGCAGCAGGCGGCCCATCATGCCGGCCAAGTGGCCGCCATGGAAACCACGCTCAATCGTTGGCGCAGTCAGATGACGTCTTCTAAGCGCGCGGCCAACAACCCGGTATCGACCACGAAGGCCAAACCGAGACTTCAAGGAAGGAAAACGGTCAAATGAGTGCCGGCAACTGTCTGTATCGGCGAACGGAGGATTTCCGCCAGCTAGTTACGATCCGTGGAGCAAATCTAGATGGCAGTTCCTCAGAACTACGTAGGCGGGCCATCGTCGCGTGCGCTCAACACGGGACTGCGACAACAAGCGCGCAACATCTGGGCAAGGAACCTGCGCAATTGCGCATAATGTATACAGGTGAAAACACGAATGCTGCGATGGTGTGCGCGTCTACCCCGTGTTTCGCCGTGATGAAGATCGTTGCCATTGCTGCAGCTGCTTGCGCAAGTCGAAGCCACACCTTGCGGTCGTCTGGGGTTCTGCATCGCTCCGCTTCGATTAGGGGTAGCCATTTCGCGATTGGCTCTCCTGTGGCCTTGCACATGGCCTCTATCGCTGCTGCGTTCGGGTGCGAGGTCTCGCTTTTCCACATGCTGACTGTTGGGCGCTTTACGCCTAGCTTGTCTGCGATGGCCTGGTTCGTTTCCAGCGATAGCTTGCGGCTATAGAGATCGAGCAATTGATTGGAATTATTCACCGTAAGGACCCTTGACGGAGGTAGCGTCAAGGTACTTTACTGTGCCCGCGCGTCAAGAGTCTTGACGTTATGGGGAATCCAATGCACGTACCCGCTCCGCTTCGCGTTGAGTTTCGTTCTAACGATCCTGCGCACCCCGTTTTTTTGATTGCCCATGCTCGCGTGCATGGTGCCGTCGTTTCTCCTGGCTATGTCGTGACCTCTGTGATGCCCCGGCATGAGCAGTGGGCGAGGGCGTTTCTCCAAGGCGTTCGCATGGCGCCGCTTCTCGCAGGGGTCCGGTGATGGCTAATCGCATCCTTACTGCCGAAGTGATTCTGACCCTGACGTCTGAACAAGCTGAGGTGGTGCTGTTCGCCTTGGGTGTTGCTGAGTTGAACACGTATACCTGTGAGGAATCGGAAAACGTAGTGGGCGTTGCGCGCTTGGTCCTTGAGCAGTGCGTCAAGCAGGGTGTTTCTCTATGACGCGCTTCCAGTTCGAAGCCGTAAGCCGTTGTGCTGAGTTGTGCGAAACCGAGCTGCGTTTCGCATCTATCTTCCGCACGTTGGGCGATGAACCTGCTGCGCAGGACGCTGAGCGCCGTGCCGGGCGTCATGCTGAGACCGCGATGCAGGTTATGCGGGGCCTGCTGTGAAGCGTCGGCTGTATCGCTCGCAGATCGTTGTCCATTTTGTGGATGGGGATTTGTGGGTCTGGTCGGTCTATTACGACAGTGCGCTTCGTGCGCGCGTGGGCGTGTTCCTTAATCGCCTGCTTGGCGGTGGTGCCGTGTGGTTCATCGGGCACCGGAGGTGGGTATGACGCGCCGCCGTCCTGCCGAGGCGTTCCAGTTCTCGGATAAATGTCACGCGTTACAGAAATCGATTTCCCCGCCTGGACCGGGGAAAAGGTCCTCAGCCGGTCTTGGCCCCGACGCTAACAGGGGCCAAAAGGGTAGGGTGACCGGATTTGCCCTCGGGATCGACTATCTTACGGTCACCTTCCCGATGGCCCGCCTTGAGGAGTGCTCGATAACGAGCACGGACTGGATCGCGCAGTTCATTTTCGGCTCCGAGGCGATGTTGAAGGTTTCGCGCCCGACCGGGCGCAAGCTCTACCGTTACGAAAACTCTTGCTACATCTTGGATCGTGAGGGCGCGCTCGTTGGCCGCGTGGCCTTCGGCGGCAATGCGGGGACGATGTTGGTGGAGTTGAGCGGTGAGGGTTGTCGTTGGATTCGCCGCTGGGAGCATGTGCATTTTCAGCTTGAAATTCTTGCCGCGCGTGTAAGTCGCTGCGATCTTGCGCTTGATGATTTTGCCGGTGTAAGCCTTGACCTTCGCGATACAGCGCGGCGTGCGTGCGATGGTCTTTTTGCAGGTGCAGGGCGTCCTCCCAAGACGCGCTTTCTCGACGATCACGGTAACGGCACGGGTTGCACGTTGTACGTGGGTAAGAAAGGGCACAAGGAACTGTGCATTTACGAGAAAGGCAAGCAGCTCAAAGACGAATCCTCGCCATGGTTGAGGATTGAGCAACGTTTCTACGGTAAGCACGTCGGCGAAGATGCTGCGGAAAATCCGCGCGCTCGTCGTGGTCTTCCTCTGGACATGCTCCTGCATCCGCTTCGCTATTTCCGTGGCGCGCATGCGTTTCTTGACGAGTTGTGCGAACGCATCTCGCTACAGGACGTTGCGAACAAGCTAACTGTTGTGAAAGCGAAGGTCGAAGCTACCGCAGTCGCGTGCGTGAAGTGGTTGCGTACGCAGTGCGGCCCTTCGCTTGGTTTGATTTTGCGTGCGCTCGGCGATGATGCCGAGCGGTTTTTACGTGAAAACGTGACGCGGGAATCGCTGCCCTCGCGTTTTAAGACTCTTGGTGCAGCGAATCAATTACATGAAATGGTGAGGCAAGAACTATGTCCCGCGTGATGATCAAAGATACCGTTGTGGTGGAGCGTACCTACAGAGACAAGTCGGGCATCCAGCAGGTTTTGCGTGAGCAGCGTGCCGTGCTTGACCAGGGAGACGGCTACGGCCTGCCGTTTCGCATCGGTCTCGGTACTGGCGCCGTCTATCCGGTGGGCGATTACGAAATCGATCCTAGTTGTTTCTCGCTAGGTCGTTTCGGTGACTTGGAGCTGTCGCGCTACATGAAGCTCCGTGCGGTGAAACCGGTAACGGCTGTGGCGCCGGGTAAGGCTGCGTGATCGCGTTAGGGCGCCCCTGGTTGATGTGTATCCCTTATCGCCGGCTGGGGGCGCCCTTTTCGTTGTCTGGCGCGGACGCAGCCGTTTTACAGCTTATCCAGCCAGCGATGTATGCGTGTGTGTCGTACCGCGATATAGCGCTGGTGGCGGTCGGTGTTTGCGCTTTTCTGTTCTTTCGGTATCTCGGGAGGCGGTGATGCGGATTCTGTTCGGGATCTGGCTTGTGGTCGTGCTTGCGCGCGGTGTGCGCGATACGTGGCGCTTGGTTGCGTTCGTCTGGCGCAAGGCGCTGGGCAGGGTCCCGTTGTGAGCCTTCCCGTTTCTATTCGCCGCGCCGCGCTCGCCTCCGAGAGCGTAGCGACCGGAGCCGTGCGCGGCGCGCGTTGTGTGTGGTGGTGTTCTTTGGTTTTCGTTTCTGCGCGCGTGCGCAGGACGTAAGGAATGGTGCGGCATGTCTGAGTGCGTCGGGCTGGACAGTAACGGGGCGCTGGTCGATCAGGGGCCGGTGTCCTCGTCGTCGACGGGAGTTAACTGTGCCGGCTACGTACTCATTGATGCTGCGTCATATGGCGTTGTGTATCCGGCGGTGCAGGCGGCTTATCAAGTTCCGTCGACTACTGACGCTGCAACGTGGTTCTGCGGTTTCTGGGGCACGGTTATGTTTTTTTACGTCGTGGCTCGTTGCGTGGGATCGGCTATCAACATGTTCAATCGGGAGAAATGAGTATGCGTAGTTGGTTCAAGAACGTCCGCCGCAAGGTTGGCGTAGGTGCGGTTCTGGCCGGTGCTGCTGGTGCGGCTTCGGCGCAGACCACGGGTGCGCTGTCGGGCTTGGCGAATCTTGCCACCGGCCTGGATACGGCGGATGTGGTCGCCGGCATCATCGCGTTCGGCGCGATTATCGTTGCGGTGAATTTCGCGCGCTTCGGCACGCGGAAAGCGGCCACCATGGTCAAGTGATGGACTTGGGGCAGGGCGGTGTATGCCGTCCTGCTCTTTTTGCGTGGGGGTTCGTCATGGCTGCTGGTGGGAGCAATTGCGGTGCTGGCTCGTCTATGGGTTCGCAGGGCCAGTGCATTGGAACGGGTGGCGGCAACATGCAGCCGTTGGCGAACGTCACGCAAGGCGTGGCCGTTCAGCCTGTCGTGGGTGGCGTGGTCTCGTTCGGTGCGGTGATTGCTACGGTGCTGTTTGCGGCGTTTGCTGTCGCCGTTGTCGCGGGCGTTGTTAGGTCTCGCCGGGATCGTGCAGCGGTTCAAGCTTCCGCGGGTGTCCCTGTGGCCAATTCGTTGGAGCCTCATTGTCCAAGCCGATTTGACAGTGAGCGAGGTGTCCGGCTTTCGTATGATGCGCACGATGAGTCGGATGCCGAAGACGATACGGAAGACGACTCGCCTAACGATGATGCAGATTTTTTGGAGGCTTAGCTGTGATCTTTCTCTTGTTTTTCGGTTTTCTCGGCGTGCTTTGTGCCTGGGTGACGTGCATGGGGTTGGATCAATGAATCGCGATATGTTCCGTGCTACTGCACGGTGGTTTGTTCGCCTAGCATGTCTGCTGCTTGGATTGCATGCTTTTCCTGCGCTTGCGTGTAGCGCACCGTATACGCAATCTCAAGCGTTGGCGCAGTGCCAGGCCGCTGTTGCTCAGAGCGCGGGCAATGGTCATACCTATACGTGTCCTGCGGCTGATCTTGGGCCTTCTGGTAGTAGTGATCTATGGGCGTACGAGTTGGCGAAAGATGGCAGTGCTTTGAACGGTTGGTACGGTTCTTGGGAGTATTGTTCTCCGCCGTGCGTTAGCGGCTTTATGCCCGCCATGGGTTCATCCATTCTTTACTCGTCGGCAGACGGTGTTGCGTCGTACCAGGGTTGCTGTTTGTCGATGTTTTTCGGCGGCCCTAATTCGGGCCTGTATGTTGAAACGGGTTCGGCGTGTGCGGGGGCTGGAACGAGTACACCCTATAAGCCGCCATCTGAAACGAGTAACGCCGACGGTTCTAAGACGTATTGCGATCAGAATTCGGGCAAGTGCGTGACGTATAACCCGAATGGTGGTAACCCCGCGTCGTCGTCGTCTTCGGCGAACAATTCGACGGATTCGACGTCTCAAACAAACACGTCTGGGTCGACGTCGACCACCAACAGCACAAGCAATACGTCGGGCACCACGTCTGGGTCTGATTCCGGCACCGGGACTGGTGGCACCGGTTCCGGCAGCTACTCCGGCACGACCACCACGACGGGCACGACGGACAACCCGGCTTCGTCAAGTTCGACTAGCACGAAGTGCGATACAGGCGTGTGCGACGTTGGTAACGCGGATGGCAACATCGGCAACTTGTATACGCCAAGCACGGATACACCATCGAGCGTTTACGCTGCTTTTAAGCAATCTGTATCCAGTTCGGCGGTTGTGTCTTCGGTTACGGGATTCTTCTCGTTGTCTGCGTCCGGCTCTTGCCCTGTCTACACGATGGCGGCGAGCAAGTACGTTCCTGCCCAGACATTTGACTATTTTTGTCAGCCTGGTGTGTTGTCGTATCTGCAGTTGGCGGGTTTTATTGTTCTTGCCGTAGGGGCGTTTTGTGCATTCCGCATTGCGCTCTATTAGCTTACTTGCGCTCGTAGCTGTTGTGGTGTTGTTCGCCGCCATGGTGCCGCGCGCTGTTCACGCGCAGACTACTATCTCTAGCGTTACGTGCAGCGTCGTGAATGGTGTCAACGTGTGCACGCAACAGGGCACGGGTGGTTCGGTGTGCGTCAACGATGATTCGTCGGGTACGCAGACGTGCGAAAACTTGGTGACGGGCGGATCGTCTTCTGGCGGTTCCACGTCGTTGGGTACGGGCCTAGGCAGCACAAATCAACCGTCTGGCGGCAGTGCTGGTACGGGCTGGCTGAGCAAGCTGACGAACTGGTTTGCGAGTGCGATCAACACGGTGTTTGATGCGGTCGTGGCGTTTCTTAAAGACCTTGTTACGTACGTGATCGCGGTGGTGTTGAGCTTGGTCTCTGCTGCGATTAGCGCTATCGGTTCGCCCTCCTGGCTGCAGAACTATTCCTTGCAGGGCATTTTGTCTCCCACGATGTCTGCGCTGGGCTTCTTCCTGGGTGAGCTTCAATTTCCGGCAGCGTTCGGCCTGATTGGTCTCGGCTACGTGTTCCGGCTTACGCGTAAATTTCTTACTCTCTTTCAGTGGTGATATATGCTCGTTTTTAACGAAGGCGTGGCGCGTGCGGGTAAGTCTTACGATGCGGTTAAAACGCATATCTTGCCCGCCTTGCAGGCCGGGCGTCGTGTGTACGCGAGGCTCAACGGGTTGAATCGTGATGCCATTGCGGCGTATCTGCAGATGCCTCGTGAGCGTGTTGATGAGTTGCTGATTGATGTGCCCACTGCAGAATGCCGTGACTTTTTCACGGCGGAGAAAGACGAGCTGGGTCAGTGGTCGATACCGGCGAAGTTCAAGGATGCGTTGTTTGTCATTGACGAAGCGCATGAGTTTTACGTCGCGGATCGCAATGCAATCGCGCCGAAAATCGAACAGTTTTTCGCGCTGTGCAGTCAGAACGGCATGGATGGCGTGCTGTTGTCGCAGTGGTATCGTCGTTTGCATTCGTCGGTGCGTGCACGCGTTGAGCGCAAGAACGTTTTTCAGAAGCTGACCGCGCTCGGTCTCGATGGGCGCTACAACCTGCGTCAGTATCACTCCTATGAGCCGGACAAGTTTCAGGAGGTGGATACGCGTGTTTTGGCCTACGATCCCAAGATTTTTCCGCTGTATCACGGTTACGCGGAAGGGTCCAGCAACAAGGATGTGTATAAGGCCGGTGGCGCAACGGTGTGGCGTAAGCTGGCGCGTCTGGGTATACCTATCGCGATATTGCTGGTGGCGTCTATCGTCTTCTTGCTGCACATGTATCACACGGGTGGTCGTGGAATGATCAAGCAGCAACCTTTGGCTGCGCAGCAGAAGCCTTTGCCGGGTGCTTCGTCGCAAGCATCTGTTGACACGTTTCATCACCCGTCTGCGTTGTTCTCTTCGGCGCAGGACGATCACGCTGCGGAATCGGTCCAGAAGTTCGACACGTCAGGCATGCCTGTTGAAGTGAAGTACGTGTTTGATCTGTGCGGCAAAGCGCGTCCTCGTTTGGCGGCGATTATCACGTTATCGTCTGGACTGCCGTCCGGTATGGTGGAGTGGCGAGAGCAGGGCAGCAAAGCGGCGGTGCTGGATCGGCTTACGTTCGATCAGCTACGCGACTTGGGTGTGGTTGTGCAAGTTCATCGTTACGGCGTGAAACTCGCGTGGCGTACGCAGGCCGTTGTCGTGACTCCTTGGCCGCTGGACTTGCCGCCTGATACGCGTGCAGCGTCTGCTGCTGATCCTGTTGCCGATGGATCACAGCATGTAGCGGATGCGGGCTCGCCTGGATCGGGTTCGGGTTATAAGGAGTCGTCCATGCGTCAGGATTATCTGCCACCTGAGTTGGCTAAGCGTCCTCAGCCTTCGGCGCACACCTTGTAATGGCCGGATTGGGGTGTAGGGGTGAAACCCCTACGGATACGCTCCTTTGCTGTCGGTATGGCCGCTAACCTTCTACACGTGCCTCCTGGCACGTGCGCATGCTGTCTCCTCCTTTCCTCCCTTACACCTCTTTGCCAAACCGCTTTTTTAACATTCCTCGATCGCAGAATGTTAAAGCCGCGTCTAGCGCTGCAATCTGTCGTTTGCAGGTCTTTGGCTTGACGACTGCCCGTTGGGCAGTGCCTGGGGAAGCTTTTCACCGGCCAAACCGTTCTTTGGTTTGGTTGGGGGAAAGCGCTGCTCCTGATGCTGGCTATTTAAATCGTAACTCGTTACATATTCCATATAGCCATTTGCGTTTAGTAACTCGTTACGATAATATCTCTCCACGTTAGGAGATATCGTAATGCGTGACGAAAAAGACCCTGGAACGATCGATATGCCGCTTGCCCGTAAGCGTGGCCGTCCCCCAAGGAACGGCAAGGCCATGTCTGCTGCAGAGCGCATGCGTATTTATCGCAAGGCGAATGCGCGTCAGGTTGAGCAGTTCAGCTATCATCGTCTTGCTGATTATTCCGATGTAGTGTTGTTGGATGCGTTGCGTGAGGACATCGCGTTGCCGTATCCCGAGGGTGTTCGGGTTATCCTGAAAGAGCTGGGCAGGCGGCATGCCAATATGTAACGCGTGACATAATATTGCGGTGATGGGGTGGAGGGGTTTACCCCTCCGGGCACGCCTTTTTGCTGTCGGTATGGCCGCTGCCCACCTACACGTGCCTCCTGGCACGTGCATGGCTGATCCTCATCCCATCAGGGCATGCACCTCCCCGCCAAACCGCTTTGGTTTATCCTTTACCCGGAATTAGGGGAGGGACGCCATGGCCGGGAAATCTTCTGTGCCCCACTGGGTTTATTACGTGGTGGCAGTGTTGTGCACGCTTGCGACAGTGCCGATGTATCGGTACATGCTGGCGCATGCCTCGGATCGTTCTGATCCGTCGTTGCCGCCCGTACGGGAACATTTGTTTGTTGAGCCTTCGGAATTAGCTGTGGCCTCGCCGGCAACTGTGCTTAAGCCGTTGTTGTCCGGCGAGTTGTGCGAAGGTGGCTACGTCATTCTTAGGAGCGGGAACGTGTATACGCAAGGTATAGGCGCGGACGGCCAGCCGGCGCGTTGCTCGGGTGCGTATGTGATCGTTCGTCAGCGCTAG